TTCTGCCATCACCAGTGTTGCGGACGGGTAGTCCTCACACGGTTCGAATGGCCCTTCTGCGTTTACAACACAGAAACCTTTTGCGTAACTTGACTCGCCACCAGCGGTGCAGTCGTAGTCACCCTGTTTATAAATGTTTACGTGAATTCCCATAATCTACTCCTTAATATAAGTTAACGTTTAATTCTTCGGTCAGGATGACAGAGACTCTTTCTCTATCAAGACTGTCACCGCCACCCCAAGTGACTAACTCAGTCAACCTTGACATATAAGTCATAATTGCAGTCTCGATTTGTTGGACGGTTGCATAGTCAGACTTTGCATAGATACCACCTTGACCGTAAAAACTATTGACATAGTCACCAAATTCTTGAAGTTCTTTAAACATTTTCTTTCCTTTTCTCATTTTATATACTTATTATAACAACAACAGCAAGAAATGTCAAGCACTTTTTGACATTTCTTTTGAATTAAACCATTGTTTCAAACCTTCCTGACTGAACACAGTCACACCGTCTTCCATAGTGTACATTACACTTGAAGTACCCTCGTTGAATTCATCATCAACCTGAGTCCACTCAGTGATTTGGGTTTGACTGAGAATCTCACTTCTCATATAACCCATATTGGTGTTATCATAGAACCTAACCTTAGTCCACGTATCACCATCCTTGGTCAACTCCAAAGGAGTTTCCCAGTCTTCACACGGAACCTTATCGTTGTTATCCAAGATTTCCCAGTTGATGATATACTCTTCTGAACCTATATCAGAGTAGACAAACATGGGTGACACTTCGTCCACCAACTTTTGTTGGTCATCGTTTACACCCACATCATTAATGACATAGGTATCACCACCCTTGAACTTCCAATAGGGTTCACTGACACCGTGGACATAGTCCTCGTTATGTGCCGCATAGTTTTCTCTAAACTGTGTGTTTATTACAATTTTCATATTGATACCTCTTTCAATTTAATAAATTTTCTTCTAGACTTGGAGAACTGTTTCATTGGAGACTTGAAGATGATTTCTTCTTTAGTCCCAGTCTTGATATACCCCACCAGTTGAACTTGTTGGTTCACGATGTAAGTATGATTGGGTACTGCACATTTAGTCTCAGACCAGTCAGTAATTTCTTTTAAGTAAGTTAGTGTCATAATACTTTAGACTCCTTAAATATTGGGTGAATCCATGACGAATTTGTGTGTGGGTAACCTTTAGTTTTATAGTACTCCACTAAGATAGAACGAACAACTGCAACACTAGAGTTGTTGATATTAGAGAGGTTAGTGAGGTTTAAGTCACTATTGTTGAGGTGGATATTTAACAGTTCAGTATTGGTCATAATCTCTCTCTCTCTCTTTCGTCATAATATGTTATTATTATAACAAGTCTGGCAGGTTTTGTCAAGCGTTATTTGAATATAATTTGAAAAATATTTTGTCAACTTCTTGTGCAGTCAGATAATTGGATACGATGATACGTTCCCAACCGTCTTTGCAGACCCAGTCATTTTTGTTACCAAACGTGTCCAACTCAGGGTTGTAGAAGTATTCGTTGACATCGGTTTCCATTACCGCCATGTTATGAGTTATATTCCACAGACCACCAATATGGGTGGGGATTATTTCAATACCATCAACGACTTTACGGTCAAGTAGTCTCATTTGTTTTACAGCCTCTTTAATCATACAACATACTCCACATTCTTTTTAAGAAACCATTTTTCGATGACGGGGTTACCGTATTCATCTTCGTCAGTCACAACGTAAGCAACAGTCTTCTTGACAGTGGCGTAACGATACTGACATTCTAGACCACCAACCCATACTAAATGGGGAAAACAACACCACGCATCACACCCTTCTTTTCTGTCGGGGTTCTCAGAGTAGTGGAAGTAGTTACCGAATTCTTTCTCAGTGAACTCACCTAATACGGGTTCAACATTCATTGGGGCAAGTGCCATAACTATTCTCCTATCCAAGCGTAACAAGGATTCTTACAAAACATTCCGACTTCATCGAAACCCATTAGACAGAAACCATCCATAGGGTCGGTACCTGCTTCAAACTCGACTAGTTCGAAACCTACCTTGAACTCCCTAACGTCTTTGATGTCTACTAATTCTATTTTCATTACTTCACCTCCACTTGGTCAACCCAAGCAGTACCTCTTTCAAGATACTCATCACGATACCACATGGCATCTCTAGCAGTACCAAACTCACAGGCGTTGATTAACTGGTTAGTAGCAAGGCTTCTCAATACATATCTAATCATAACTTTCTCTCTCAACTCAATTTGTACAACCATTATAACCTATCAGGCACAGTTTGTCCACTCTTATTTTGATAATAAGTAGATTAATATGGAATAAAAGGGGAGTTTTAAGAACTTTTTCGTATATGTTTCGAGTGGATTTTACACCCAATAAACTCATTATAGTAGTCATCGGAGAGTAATACGTCATATTCGAATTGTAGTTTTGCTTCGTAGTACGAACATTCACCTTTGGTGCGGCATAGTCTGAGAACGGTTCTCCTGAAGTCCTGACCCCCTTCTACGAGGGTTTTTACCGTTTCGGACGAACCATAGTAGTTCTTCCAGTCAGACTGTTTCGTTACTTTTCGTTTGCGTTTTGCACCCTTGAGAGGGGGAAGTCTGCGGACAGACCAAAAGAACTTCTTACCGATATACTTCTTACCAGTAGATAGTTCTTCGAGTTCATAGACGAACCCTTGATATTCTGAGAGGAATTCTTCGGTGGGGTCAAATGATTCGTTATTGTATGTCCAATCCATACCCCTACTTATAGTTATAAGAAGTGGTTGTTTCGTGAGGTGAATTTACGTACCTTACCGTGGTACCACATCACTTTCCATAGAGAGGTCTTTCTTAACTTGGGTAAGGTATATTCCCATTCTTCACCCGTATCATTGTTTACCCATGTACAATGATAACCATACCAAATTGCGGATTTGTACCAACGTACAGACCCACCCTCGATTATAAGTTTTTCAAGAGTCCAAAAGTAACAGTTGTTTCGGGTCGTAAACAATCGATAAGGCCACATCCAAAAGAATATGACGAATATTATGGATGCGAGTATTTTTCTACCTAGATCATTCTTCATCAATACGGGCTACGTCTTCCACTTCTGACCCACACATAGAACAATGGAGTGGTCGTTCATCTTGTTCAAACACAGTGATTTCTGTCTCTACATCACATATACCACACACCATTATGTAAGTATGGTCATCTTCCACTAGGCAACCACCTCATCCCAATTCCATTCTCCTGACATGCCAGCAGCGGAATATTCGGTAACTCTTTTCTCAAAGAAGTTATCATGTGATGCACCATTCAGTACCCAATCCAACCAAGGGAGTGGATTAGTCTTTACACCAAATTTAGGTTTCATACCTAGTTGTAGTAGTCTGCGATCTGCAATGTGTCGAATATATTCTTTTACATCTTCCTTTGCAAGTCCCTGAATATCCACTGAGTTATATGCGAGGTCAATAAACTTGTCTTCTAACTTAACGGCATTACGTGCCATCTGATAAATCTTTGATTTGAGTTCATCATTTACTACACGAGAATGTTCTTCACAGAATGTTCTGAATAGTTTTGCATTACCTTGAACGTGAAGAGTCTCATCACGGATAGACCATTCAACAATAGTACCCATACCCTTCATCTTACCGAATCTTTGGAAGTTCAGTAACATCACAAATGATGCGAATACTGACATACCTTCGTTGAATACTGATTGTGCAAGAGATAGTGCAAGTCCTGTATGTGTAGTATGACTACCCTCTTTCATGAAGTCAATCTTATCAGACATCTCTTTGTATTCAAGAAATGCATGGAAGTCTTCGTCAGGTAGACCAAGAGTATCATTCAACAATGCATATGCACGTTGGTGTACACCTTCACGGTTTGCAAATGATGATAACATGTTACGAATCTCATTGTTCTTAAACTTAGGAATCAATAGTTCGTGGTAGTTCTCTCCAACCTGTACATCCGACTGAGTGAATAGTCTGAGTACGTGGGTAATAAATTCTTTCTCACCAGTAGATAATTTTGTTCTCCAGTCCTGTACATCTTCCGACAGTTCTGCCTCATCTTCGACCCAGTGAATTTCTTCGTGTTTCTTTGTTAGTTCTACCGCCCAAGGGTATTGGAACGGTTTGTACGTTTTACTAAAATCTAATAATGCCATCTATTTCTCCATGATTAATTATATTATACATTCTATATAGGGTTTTAAAGTTTTTGCGATTCGCTCATGACCCTTTTTTGTTGGGTGTCCACAATCATGCGTCATGCTCCCCCATTTCTTCTTTACTTGAAATGAATTCCTCGGTGAGTTTCTCTTAATTGCGTCATCGTCTCCTTTCAACCAAGTTCCCTTCAAGATATCAAGTAAGGTATTGTTTTTCTTATCCCCTTCGACATAATACTCGAAAGGTAATTCAAAAGAGTATTCAACCTTCTTCAAATCCTGAAAAGAGTTGGTGAATAGAAAAGGAACATTATTTGATTCAAACAACGTCACCAATGCATTCTGTGATAACTCTACTTGATGTCTATGCACCATCGGAAGACCCATCTCAGCACTGTACTTGAGGTCATCTCTGACTCCCCCAAACATTGCGAAGTCTGATACATCCATTTCAGATTCCTTAATCTTATATCCTCGTCTCCACCCCGAAAATTAGATAAGAAACAAGGAACCCTCTATGAGGTCAGGGTGGTCTCTGAAGAAGTTAAATATATCATATGATATTGAAAAATCACTATGACCTTTCCAACCACGGTTTATGGTTTTCACCTTCAGTTTATGACCTAAAAGTTCAACGAAGGTGGCAGATTCGTTATCTCCCTTTTCAACATATCCTGAGACAAAACTATCCCCGAACGCAACTATTCTTTTAATCTTTGTATCATCCTTCACAAGCACGGCACTCATCATCTTCCCGTGTCTGAGTTTGTTTATTATCAAAGTATACCATGAGTTCATCATACCCACCGACATACTCACCATCTACATAGATTTGTGGGACAGTCTTAACATTTCGTCCTGTTACTTCCTTCGCAGTCTTACCCACTTCTTTCAGGTCTACGTAGTCAAATACAAGTCCACGTATACGCATCTCTTCTTTTGCCATCTGACAGAAGGGACAGTCTTGTTTACCGTAAATAATACTACGTGTGTCTTGTTGTAATGCAACACGTTCTACCTTCTCGGATACATTCTCTGCACGAGAACCCGCTTCGGTTCTTAGGTAATACAGACCTTTCAATCCCTTTTTCCATGCATTGAAGTGAACCTTATTCACAGTACCCTTGGATACCCCCGCAGGGAAGAATAGATTTACACTTTGACCTTGACAGATAAATTCTTGTCTTTCTGCCGCATGAGTAATCAACCACATTTGGTCTAACTCATCCGCAGTTCTATAGATTGCTTTCTCTCCTTCATTTAAGAAGTTGAGGTGTTGCACCGAACCTTTTGCAGTAATAATAGAAGTCCATACAGTATCATTGTTTTTTCCCTTTGCTTCGAGTAGTTCTGTTAAGTACTTGTTCTTCACAAGGAAAGAACCCGCACGTGTTCTGTGAGTATATGCGTTTGCCTTCAATGGTTCTATGGAAGGACTTGTTGACAGGATAACCCCGCTCGATGCATTCGGAGCGATAGCAAGAAGGTGACTATTACGTCTACCGCTTCCAATCCCGTCAGGATACTCTCCACGTTCGGTTGCGAGGAGTTCGGTTTCTTTGATTGCTTCAGACTGAATATGACTGAACACGACTTTGTTGATTTCTCGTGCTGATTCTGATTCCCATGCCACCCCATGTTTCTGTAATAGGGAGTGGAATCCCATCGCACCAAGTCCGATACTACGTTCCCGTCCTGCGGAATACTTTGCACGTTCGATTGTGTCGGGTGCGTTGTCAATGAAGTACTGCAAGACGTTATCCAACATACGGATAATATCACGAACAATACTTGTGTCTTTCCACTCATCGTAGTATTCCAAGTTCAGGGATGACAGACAACATACCGCAGTTCGGTCTGCATCTGTAGGAAGGTGAATTTCATTACATAGGTTAGACCCATGTATCTTAAGACCTAAGTCTTTTAGTGGTTGGGGTAATGATGCGTTTGCAGTATCAATAAAGTTCAGGTATGGTTCACCAGTACGGAACCTTACATCCATAATTCTTTCCCAAATCTTACGTGCATTGGTAGTCTCTTTAACAGTACCATCTTTGGGGTCACGGAGTTCGTAGTCAGTATTCTCTTTCACTGCATTCATGAACTCATCGGTGATATTGATAGCATTATGTATATTCAATGCTTTACGTTGTACATCACCTGTAGGGATACGGATGTTTAGAAACTCCATAATATCAGGGTGGTGGATATTCATGTATGCCGCATAGGAACCCTTACGAGTCTTACCTTGACGGTATGCAATCATATCTGCATCTACGGTATGAATGAAGGGAATCGGGCCAGGCGCTATGTCTGATACAGTTCTTACATCTGACCAATGACCACCTACACCACCACCGTAGACAGACAACCATCTCAACTCAGAACTATGACTAATTAGACCTTCAAGAGTATCAGGGACGTAAGTAAGGAAACAAGAAATTGGCATCCCCTTTTCTTTTTTAGACTCTCCATTCGGGGCATTACTAAGTACTGGACTAGCGTACATAAACCACTTATTACTAACATAACTATAAAGACGTTCTGCAAGGTCTTCATCCATTTCATCCTTGTACTTAGACCAAGCGGTTGCTGCTCTTGCGAATGCTTCCTGTGGTGATTTCTCGTGGTCTTTTAGATAGAAGTCTTTTAACATTCCTACTGCGTAATCTGCTAGTAGGTTATCCCTTTTCTTATCAATCTTTATCGTCATTTATGTTTCCCATAGGTGCAAAATTCTGTCTGTAAGTCTACTTATACATTACAGTTCTTTCAATATTAAGGATGATTATACGCTAGAATGCGTAATAAGTCAAGTCTTTTTTACAATTAAATTGAATTAATTGTAATTATTTTCGTGCCTTGTCTATCGCACGAGAACCAAACCAAAATGAGATGATAGCGGCAAAGATTGCCTTGGTGTCACCGTCCCATAATAGACCTAGAGAATCTGCGAGTGGGAGTCCACTATTCAGGGCTTCTCTTAAAAGGGTAATCTCAATTGCACAAAACAGTCCGAAGAAACAGTATGTGATTACAGGACGTACAGACTTCTGTAGACCCGCAATAATACCAGTACCTTGGTTGATTGATATGTCGTGTTGAATCAGACGGTCATGTTCTTTATCGTCTGCTTGAATCTCATAGGTACGAACTTCATGGTCAAACCCTGCTGCCCGCAGTTCTGCCATCTTACCCATCTTCTCTAGTTCAAACTTGTTGTTTGCTTTTGCTTTAAAATGGTCTGTGATTGCGGGTACTACCGAACCACCAAAACCAAGTACACTACCTAATAATCCACTTAACATTATTTACTCCAACGTTGTCTCATTTCTTTGAACCTATCAACTACAATAGGTTTCTTCTTCTTCTTCTTTTTCAAATAGACAGGGACAGTCGTACTATCATCGCCAGCGCCAGCAACGGCAGTGGTTGTCATGTCTTCTTGAAAATCTTTAAACTTTTTCATCGGGTAATCTCCCCAGTTGTGAAATACACATAACTCCTTGACGCAAGGTGTATTCCTTTGTAGATATCAATACCCAGAATCTCATCAACAGGTATTGCGTCTTCGTCTACTCGTATTTTATCGTCTTTGTGAACAACTTCTTCACACATAGCGTTCATGGTATCATGTTTGATTCGGTAAATTCCTGGCGACAGTTGTTTATCTTCTATGACGAACCACTGAGAATCCTCTGCAAGACAGTCAAGAATATCAATCCCCGTCTCTTCGTGAATCTGCATAATGCGATAATCAGTCAATTGACCATGTTCTTTTATGAGTGCAAGTGCAGCACCATACCTTGCGATAACAGATGAACCGCCTGGCGCTTTCGCCATAATCTTTTTGAGGTTGAATACAAGTCGGTGAAATGGTGTGTAATGCGAACGATATGCTTCACGGTCATCAGTACTGTTCGTATTGAATTCCTTTCGTTTCTTACCATCGATATCAATGATACCCTTCTTGAATGCATCGGTCTTCTCAATCGGAGTGACCAACAGTTTCAAGAACCGAATCGTGTATACTAAGTCTGCTGCTGTTTTTAATAATCCCATACTTCTATTTATACCTCAAATACTTTTGCGATTCGTACATCTTCGAAATAGTTTGATGGATGGGTCTCTTTGACCATCTTCAACGTCTCCTGACTGTACTTGGATGCCACACTAAAGTTGAATGCAATGATGGTCTTTATATTATCTGACAACTTGGGTGGCGATTTATGTAAGAAACCAGAAGGGAATATCAATAACTCCCCCTCTTTTACATCTACTTGAAACTCATTACCATCACTATCCATTAGTATGGTTTCTTCACCTTCAGGTAGGTCAACGAAGTATATTCCTATCCACTGACAACCGAAGTGATTGTGCCAGTTATCGTAGTCTCCCTTGGTCATTTGATGAAACCACATAACATCAACAAACACTTGGTAGTTCAATCCAGACTTCTCTGGTATAGCAACATCCCTAGAGAATTTCTTGACCAGTGGTGCTATACCTT